TTATTGAGTCAATCATCGAAGGTCTTGCTAACCACAATCAAGTAGATGCTGAAGAGATATGGGAAGATTTAGATACACTTACAGATGACGAACTATATGTCTTTGCTGTTACACAAGAACTTGTTACAGAAGATTGGCAAAAAGCCAACAAGCAAGACAAGACAGACGGCATGAGTCAAAAGGCTGTCAATGCCTATCGTAGAGAGAATCCAGGTAGTAAGTTAAAGACTGCTGTAACAACTAAACCTAGCAAACTTAAAAAAGGTGGCAAGGCATCTAAAAGACGCAGTAGCTACTGTTCTCGCTCAAAGGGTCAAATGAACATGCACAATATCTCATGTGCCAAGACTCCAGACAAAGCAATATGTAAAGCACGTAGACGCTGGAACTGCTAATGAGAGCAAAAGAGTTCCAGCCAAAGAAACTAGTTATCTTTGACATAGATGACACGCTGGTTCATACACAGACTAAAGTCCACGTAGTTAAAGACGGACAAGTGACTAAAGAACTTAACAGTCACGAGTTTACACACTACAAACTACAGCCAGGCGAGCAGTTTGACTTTGAGAACTTTCGTAACGCACACGACTTTTTTCACAAAAGTAAACCAATCATTCCTATGATGAACCAACTCAAACAAGACATTGCTACAGGCAATAAAGTTGTTATGGTTACTGCCCGTGCTGACTTTGATGACCGTGAACTGTTCTTAGATACATTCCGAAAATATGGTGTAGACATGGCAAAAGTTCATGTTTATCGTGCAGGCAACATGCAAGGTAAGATTCAAACGGAAGAAAAGAAAAAGATTATTATACGTAACTTGCTAGATAAGGGCAACTATACTAAAGCTATTATGTACGATGACGCGGTTCCTAACTTAGAATCATTTGTAGAACTTAAAGATGAATATCAAAAAACTAAGTTTTATGCATGGCATGTGAGTCTTGAAGGTGAGGCTAGAGAATATAAGCGTACAGATGAAAACTTTGCTGATGGTCGTAATCCGCAAGACAAAGGCGACAGTAAACGTCACGGCATTAATACCAAAGCATCAGTAAGTAGTCTACGTAAGACTGCCAAGCAAGGTGGCCGCAAAGGTCAACTAGCACATTGGTTGGCTAATATGAAAGCGGGCAAAGCAAAGAAACATTAAAGAACACACCTTAGGACCGGTACTTGTTACCGATAGTGTGCGCCGGCTGCTGGCGCAGGACGGCCCGATTCGCTACCGGGAATCCTGAAAGTGAGCATTTTTTTACGGATAAATATTAGATGATAGAAATTATAGCAATATTAGTGATGACACATATCACAATAGTATGTGTAACACTGTACCTACATAGATGTCAGGCACATAGGGGGATTGAATTTCATCCTGTGCTAAGTCATTTTATGCGTTTCTGGTTATGGCTGACGACCGGCATGACTACCAAACAATGGGTAGCTATCCATCGTAAGCATCATCAAAATACAGACGTAGAAGGTGATCCACATAGTCCGCATGTATTTGGCATATGGAACTTGGTATTCGGTGGAGTTAAGTATTATAATCGTGCTGGCAGTGATGCTCATATGGTTATGAAATACGGCATGGGTACTCCCAAAGACTGGATTGAACGCAAACTTTATACACCTCACCACAAACTAGGCATTCTTTTAATGTTGATCATAGATCTGTTATTATTTGGGCCTTGGGGATTTGTAGTGTGGGGTGTTCAGATGATATGGATACCATTCTGGGCCGCTGGTTTTATTAACGGCATTGGACACTGGTGGGGTTATCGTAACGGTGAAACAAAAGACCATTCACATAATGTAGTACCTTGGGGTATCCTAATAGGCGGTGAAGAACTACACAACAATCATCACTTAGATCCTGCTAACCCTAAACTAAGCCGTCGTTGGTTTGAATTTGATATTGGGTGGATGTGGTTTAAATTGTTTAGTTACGTGGGGCTAGCTAAAATTCGTAGTTAAACTGGTCAATTAATGTTTTTGAAGTGTTAGCAACTACGCTTTTTAAATGATCTGTATATAGTGTTTGATATTCAACTAAACAGTTTTCAACATTTTTATGTTGGGTTGTAGTCAGTAGGCTATCAATTTCACTAGTTAAATCTCCTGACTCAACTAACATCTGTCGAAGATCAATTGCAATATTTTCTGTAGTACCTACCCTAGTTGCGGTAGCAATAAAATTACTGCTGACAACATCATATAAACTTCCATTAGAGTCTAGCCACATTTGCCAAAACGGTGTTTGCGAAGTATTCCGTACCAAGTCTGAAGATTTAGACAGTATTGACACTTTCTTTTTATACATATCTGTAGGATAGCATAACGCTTCTATAAATTCAGTAAATGAAGGAGTATGCCCAAATGCTCGAATTAAAGGGTCAATAAAATTATCTGCTGGATTATAAATTTCCGACCCATAGATCAAATAATGATATAAGCTGTTATACCATTGCCATGGGTTTCTAACAAACAAATATACGTTAGGGCGATGAAAATCGTTAGATGGTAGTCTGTGTCCAAAATCTTCAATTGTTATTGATTTCAACACTTCTCTAACCCAATTGCCGCCCGTTTTAGGCATGTGTAAATATAACGCATTGTCAGTAACTATCATAGAAATATTTATATGATAAATACTAGCATGAGAGCAAAAGATTTTATCACCGAAAAAAAACAGACAAAGATGACTAAGCGACAGAGTCAGTCTAGTCGTGGTATCAATGTCTACGGAGATGCTGAAAAGGCTAATACTGATTATGTAGCATTTAGGTTGGGGCAGGCCATGGCATGTACTGACGGTAAAACTGCTCCAGATATAGATGCTAAGAGTTGGTTTGGTAAAAAGAAAACTGTACATCCATATACACAAGAGGAACAGGATATGTTTAAACTTGCGGCCAAGGCAGTAGGTGCAAGCTATAAAGACCTTAATCACGGTGATATGAAAAGTAAAGAACTAGATACCATCAACACAGTTAGCGCGGTGGCTAAACCTAAACGAAACAAATACGGCATATGAAAATAAACGAACTATTAACAGAAGCACCTATCGACTTTGATCCTAGTGAACCAATGAATCCATTAGTGCATAGTCATCAGGGAGCCAACCCAGGTAAGCTACAGTTTCGTATGCTACGTGCGGCAGGCCAGTTAAAGGATCTTGCCAAAAGAGCAGAACACGCTAGTCCCTTAGAATGGGAAACAATTTCCAAAAACTTTTCAGAGCTAGCAATGAACGTTGAGCAGATTAGACATGGTCTAGAAGAACTTGCCGCACAACGTAAAAAAGGTGGCGTCCGTTCAAGAGGCATTGATCCAAACATTGGATAAAATATAGTTGACATTGTCAACACAAGGCTATATAATAAGGCATTACTAAGGAGAAGTTATGGGCGCACGTACCTATGGGCCAGAAGAAAAGGCCAAACTAGAAAGACTCATCAACGAAGGCGTACAGATCAAATATGAACTGGACAGCTTGTCAGAAGGACTCAAAGAAACTGTTAAAGCAGTTGCCGAAGAGTTAGAAATCAAACCCTCACTAATCAATAAAGCTATTAGCATTGCCCACAAAGGTAACTGGAATGACGTATTCAGCGACTTCGACGATCTTGAAACACTGATTGTGACTGTAGGCAAGGATAAATGATTGCTACAATATTTGGGCCAACTATACAATGGATTAGAGATGACTGGCATAGTCATCCTCTACGTTTTTGCGTTGAGTTGCTCGCTTGGGCTATTAGTATTGGTTGCTCAATCACCATGGCAGCAACCGTACCTACCCCTCCTCTTCTTGTATTATATCCTATCTGGATTAGTGGCTGTGCTATGTATGCATGGGCTAGCTGGACTCGTAAGAGCTTTGGCATGCTGGCTAACTATATCTTGCTGACCACTATTGATACAATCGGGTTAGTAAGGATGCTAAGTAATTAATAGAAAGGTTTAGTCAGCCATAAATGACTACGTTGGTATTTGTCAGCCCTAAATGACATAAGGAGAAATATGAGCTATGTAGATGCTCTCTTTGACAGAGAGAACGACACTATTAAAGTTGTCGAAAGAAACGATAAAGGCGAACGGGTCTATAAAGAACATCCTGTACGCTACACATTTTACTATCCAGATCAGCGTGGCAAGTTCACAAGTATTTACGGTGAGCCACTCGCTAAGGTAGTATGCAAGAACACTAAAGACTTCCGTAAAGAAGTTTCTATTGCTTCAAATAAAGAACTGTACGAAAGCGATATCAATCCGATCTTTGTACATCTATCTGAAAACTATTTAAATCAAGACGCACCTAAACTAAACATCTGCTTCTTCGACATCGAGGTAGACTTTGATCCAGAACGTGGCTATAGCACTCCAGAAGATGCTTTCATGCCAATCACTGCCATCACTGTTTACCTAAAGTGGATGAAGAAACTTATTACATTGGCAATGCCTCCTAAAGGCATGAAGATGGAAGATGCTGTTAAACTAGTTTCCGATATTCCAGATACTCACTTGTTTGACAACGAAGGTGACATGTTGGAAACGTTCTTGGATCTAATCCAAGATGCTGATATTATATCTGGTTGGAACAGTGAAGGCTATGACGTACCCTATACTGTTAATCGTGTTACTCGTGTGTTAAGTAAAGAAGATACTAAACGTTTCTGTCTATGGGGACAATTGCCCAAGAAGCGTGAATATGAAAAATATGGAAAACAGGCTGTTACCTATGACTTTCACGGTCGTGTACACTTAGACAGTCTTGAACTATATCGTAAGTACACATACGAAGAACGTCACACGTATCGACTAGATGCTATTGGCGAAATGGAAGTAGGCGAAAACAAAACTGTCTACGAAGGCACACTTGATCAGTTATACAACAATGACTTTCACAAGTTTATTATCTATAACAGACAAGACACCTTGTTGTTAAACAAACTAGATGACAAGCTAAAGTTTATTGACCTTGCTAACACACTAGCACACGAATGTACTGTACTACTACAGACTACAATGGGTGCTGTTGCTGTAACTGAGCAGGCAATTATTAACGAATGTCATCGCAGAGGATTCCAAGTCCCTAATAGACAAAAGCGTGATGAAGATGCAGACAACAGTGCGGCAGGTGCTTATGTTGCATACCCTAAAGAAGGTATTCACGAATGGATTGGTTCACTAGACATTAACTCACTGTACCCATCTGCGATTCGTGCATTGAATATGGGTCCAGAAACTATTGTCGGACAGTTACGTCAGACTGAAACAGATAACTTTATCCACGAACAAATGACACTTAAGAAGAAGTCGTTTGCCGCAAGCTGGGAAGGTATGTTTGGAAGTTTAGAATATCAGTATGTGATGGAACAGCGTATTGATAAAACTATTACTGTTGACTGGGAAGATGGCAATAGTACTGAACACTCTGCGGCAGAAGTCTACAAGTTAATCTTTGACAGCAACCAACCTTGGATGATTAGTGCTAATGGTACAATCTTTACCTACGAGAAGGAAGGTATCATTCCTGGCTTATTAAAGCGTTGGTATGCTGAACGTAAAGAGATGCAGGCCAAACTAAAAGACTGCATCAAAGCAGAAAACAAAGTTGAAGAAGAATATTGGGATAAAAGACAGCTAGTTAAGAAGATTAACCTAAATAGTCTATATGGTGCTATCCTTAACGCTGGTTGCAGATTCTTTGACAAGCGAATTGGGCAGTCAACTACCTTAACAGGACGACAGATTGTTAAACATATGGCTGGTAAAGTAAACGAAATTATTACAGGTGATTTTGACTATCGTGGCAAAGCTATTATCTACGGTGATACAGACTCCTGCTATTTTTCCGGATACACCACATTAAAGAAAGACATTGATGCTGGGCATATTCCATGGACTAAAGAAAATGTTATTGCTTTATACGACCAAGTCGGTGATGAAGTTAATAAAACATTTCCAAGTTTCATGCTTGATGCGTTTCATTGTCCTAATAGTCGAGGTGAAGTTATTAAAGCAGGTCGTGAGATTGTTGCCATTAAAGGCTTGTTCATTACTAAGAAGCGTTATGCAGTTCTTTACTTTGATAAAGAAGGCAAGCGTAGTGACGTAGATGGCAAGCCTGGCAAGATCAAAGCTATGGGTTTAGATCTGAAACGCAGTGACACTCCTGAATTTATTCAGAACTTCTTAAGTGACATCTTAGAACGTGTATTAACTGTTGGGTCTGAAGAAGCAGTACTAGCTCATATTACTAGATTCCGCAGTGAGTTTAAAGCTAGACCTGGTTGGGAAAAAGGTAGTCCCAAACGTGCTAACAACATTACTGAGTATCAGGCCAAAGAAGCCAAAGCAGGTAAAGCTAATATGCCCGGACATGTCCGTGCAAGCATCAACTGGAATACTCTACGCCGCATGAACGGTGACAAGTATTCTATGCAAATTACAGACGGACAGAAAGTCATTGTCTGTAAACTAAAGCCAAACCCAATTGGCTTTACATCAGTCGCCTATCCAGTAGACGAACTACGGTTGCCCAAATGGTTTATGGAATTGCCATTTGACGACGCAGAAATGGAACAGACTATTATTGATAACAAACTAGAAAACCTTATTGGTGTTTTGGGTTGGGACATTAAGAGTACAGAAGAAAAGAACACTTTTAATCAACTCTTTGAGTTTTAAAAGGTTGACAAAACATATTAATCACTATACAATACACATAAGGAGAATCATATGATTAAGGACATTTTAACAGACATCGTAGCACATACACATTCACTAGGCTTTTTACCACTGGTAAAAGTCACAGGCGATAAAACTACGACAACAATCGAATCAATGGCTGAAGACCGTTCAGTTATTGTAACTGCTAGTGCTCATAAAGCAGTTGATGTATTTGAAGGCACCTTTGGTATGCCTAACTTAGATAAGTTAAATCTTCACTTGAAGAATCCAGAGTACAAAGAAAATGCAAAAATTGACGTTACTAAAGCACAACGCAATGGTGAAGAAATTCCTGTAGGGTTACACTTTGAAAATCAAGCAGGCGATTTCCAAAACGACTATCGCTTTATGAATGCTGACATCATTAACGAAAAGTTAAAGACTGTTAAATTTAAAGGTGCTAGTTGGGACGTAAGTTTTGAACCAAGTGTTACTGCTATTCAACGTTTGAAGTTGCAATCTGCGGTACATACAGAAGAAACAGTTTTTCAAGTTCGCACAGAAGATGGAAACTTAGTATTCTTCTTTGGTGATGCAAGTACTCACGCAGGTAGCTTTGTATTCCAAGCAAATGTTACTGGTAAGTTAAAGCACACATGGGCATGGCCTGTACAACAAGTTATTAGCATCTTAAATCTTTCTGGTAATGTTACTATGAAGATCAGCGATGCAGGCGCTATGCAGATTACCGTTGACTCTGGTGTTACAGAATATAACTACATTTTGCCAGCACAATCTAAATAATGAATAGTGTACAGATATTATCTGGATGTTTAGCATTCTTAGTCCTGTGTGGCGCAGTTTATCGTCACATAGGATTTACTAAAATAAAAGAATGTTATGGCATGTGGTTTACAAAGGAATACTGGACTGACTACAATACTGTAGAGTTTGCTAGTTGGGCGGCGAAGGCCTGTATCATTATTCCTGGCTTGATATTTGGAATACAAATTTGGTGGTTATATTTCTTTACTCTAGCAACAAGCCTAACACTTATATGGGCTAGCGAAAAGAAACTATTACCAACTCTCGTAGGATTTAACACTATATGGGTATGGATTAGCTGTATGGTATTAGCACAACACTTAATATGAATAAAAATCTAACAGCAACACAAAGTGATTACGCTTATTTCTTGCCAGCAACGTCGGGATTCTATAGTACATTTATAGGCAAACAACGTTATGGTAATTATGTAGATCCTGCACGTATTCCATCTAGTCTTAGTAATGGTGTAGAAAGTCTTAACTATCTTAATCCAGACAAGGGTCAATTTTACTTTGATCATTGCCTGTATTCAGCAGGTCATGCTAACTTAGATCTTAACAAGCCAGACGAAACCGAAGACATGTTCCGCAATCGAGATCGAAATACTTCGTGGGTATTAGGCGACTCAGGCGGATTCCAGATTGGTAAAGGTGTTTGGCCTGCTGACTGGAAGGATCCTAACTGTCCAAAAGCCGCATTAAAGCGTAAACAAGTCCTTACTTGGATGGATAGTCTAATGGACTATGGTATGGGTCTTGATATTCCAGCGTGGGTAGCTCGTAGTCCTGCCGGACGGGCGGCAACTGGTATTAGTACATACAACGAAGCAGTACAAGGTACATTTATTAATAATGAATACTTTATTAACAATCGGAATGGAAACTGTAAATTCTTAAATGTTCTTCAAGGTGAAAATCATGCTGATGCTGAAGGTTGGTATCAGCACATGAAGAAATATTCAGATCCAAAGATATATGGCGACCGTGCATTTAACGGTTGGGGTATGGGTGGACAGAATATGTGTGATATTCATCTTGTACTTAAACGTCTAGTAGCATTGCGGTTTGATGGCCTATTAGAAAAAGGACAACAAGATTGGATGCACTTTTTAGGAACTAGCAAGTTAGAATGGGCTGTGCTGTTAACTGACATCCAACGTGCTGTACGTAAACACCATAATAGTCAGTTTACTATTAGCTTTGACTGTGCAAGTCCCTTCTTAGCAACTGCTAATGGACAGATTTATATTAACACAGAAACTGAAGATCGTACCAAATGGGTTTATCGTATGCAAGCAAGTGCCGACGATAAAAAGTATTCTACAGATACTAGACTGTTCAAAGATGCAGTATTACAAGATAAAATATTTGAACGTTTTGAGTCAAGTCCAATCATTGATCAAATGCAGATGAAAGATATTTGTATCTATGCGCCAGGCGACCTAAATAAGAATGGTAAAGAGGGTCGTACTAGTTGGGATAGTTTTAGTTATGCTCTAATGATGGGACATAATGTTTGGATGCATCTTAATGCGGTACAAGAAGCCAATCGACAATATGATTTGGGCAAATTGCCGTCCATGTTAGTTGACGAACGCTTCGATAGAGTGTATTATAAGGACATAGTAGAAGCAATATTTTCAACTAGTGATAGAGGTATTGCTGATGCTGTTGTAGAAGAATACAGTAGATACTGGATGAGTATTATTGGTACTAGAGGTGCAACAGGTAAAAAGACAGTAAACGCACAAACACATGCGGACATACACTTTGAGATCGAAGCTAACTTAGAACCAGAAAAGAAAATCAAAGTTGAACCTAAAGAAATTGTACTTAACCCGAGTTTATTTGAATGAAACGTGATTACACAAACGGCGTTAGTGAAGCGGTAAACTTCTTCATCGGTAATGAAGTTGAGCATACTCCTGCGTTTGGCATGCGTACTTTATTTGTAACAGGAGTTCATAACGAACAAGTTATTGAGCATTTGTTAAATGATGAGAATTCTTATACAGATACTAGTAAACATATTAAACATATTTTCTTTGGTGCCAATCATAGTTTTAATCCTGCATTTAATGATTATGTAGGTTGGAAAAGTTGGGAAGATATGATTACGTATTTTTTAGATCGTGACTATCTATGTAGTTTAGATATTCCGCTAAGTGCTGTTGAAGAGTTCAATGATGGCGGGTTAAACGACTATAACAACTTTATCCCTCAAATCCGTGTTCCTATTCCATATATTAAACTATGGAACTATAACACAATGCTTAAAATAGATGACAAAGATTTTAAAGCAACTAATCCAGGTGTGTGGTCCCACAGTCTACACGCACTTCAGGATCGTAGTAAGTTTACAGACTGGAATCAATATAAAAACGATATTATTTTAAAATGATTATTAGACAAGATCACAGACCAAACAAAATGATCTGGGTTACCTTACGCAAAGAAGGTATCCACTGCTATCCAGCGGCGGCCACAGATCCTAATTTAGCCACAGGAGATGAGTACGATGTATCGTTCCTTGCTAATCCTCACCGTCACATCTTTCATTTCAGGGTGTGGATCAGTGTGCTCCACAATGATAGGGACATCGAGTTCATCCAGTTCAAACGATGGCTCGAGTCGTTGTATAATGGTCAAGGTGCCGTTCTAAGCCTTGATTATAAAAGTTGTGAAATGATGTCAGACGATTTGTATAACATCATTGCACTAAAGTATCCAAGTCGAGAGATTTGGATTGAGGTCTCCGAAGACGGAGAAAATGGTTCATTTATTAAATATTAATCTTTAGGAAATACTAAGATGAAAAGAGAAGTCGTTCAGATTTTTGACGATCTAGAGGCCCTGCTAAATTTTTGCAGGTTGAATATGGCGCCGTTTAACGAGGCAGATCTTTATAATAAGGGATCTAAAGTTTGGAGAGACTACGAATACAGTAAGCGTCCTCGTAACTACGAACGCAAAGAGTATCAAGGCAATAAGCCACGCGGCAATAGCAACTATAGGAATGGTCGTCAGTAATGGCAACTGTTTATTTGGTAGACCTTGAGCCTGTAGAGACACGCTACACGGCTCAATGGAAGACGCATCTTCCTGCTATGTTACGAAAGAAAGGACACAATGTCAACATTATATCAGGTCCTACGGATATTCCTAGTGCTACCACTCCTGGAGCATTTCTCAACTTTGGCGGCACTAATATATACAAGGCTAGTCAAGTTGAGCAGATGGGCCGTTTATTTTGTAATGGAGCCGTTCATTCCGGTGATCACTTTATTTTTACTGATGCTTGGCATCCTGGTATCATAAACTTAAAGTATATGAGTGAGCTACTAGGCATACCAGTAACTACACACGGACTTTGGCATGCTGGTAGTTATGATCCGCAAGACTTCTTAGGACGTCTTGTAGGTAAGAAGAAGTGGGTTAGGCATGCCGAGAAATCATTCTTCCATGCTTTTGATCACAACTACTTTGCCACACAGTTTCATATTGATATGTTTGTAGATAATCTATTAGAAGATGGCTATAAAACAGAAAATCCCTGGCACGAAGAGGATAAAGCAGATATGATTTCCGATGGAAAGATTGTCCGCACAGGATGGCCTATGGAGTATATGGATAGTACATTAACTATGTACAAGAACATGCCCAAACGTGATCTTATTTTATTTCCGCATCGCATTGCGCCAGAAAAACAAGTTGATATATTCCGTGACTTAGCTACACACTTACCGCAGTACGAATTTGTAGTTTGTCAAGATCAGCAACTTACAAAGAACGAATATCACAACTTGCTAGGTGAAGCTAAACTAGTGTTTAGTGCCAACCTACAAGAAACTCTAGGTATTAGTTGGTATGAGGGTGCAGTAGTAGATGCTATACCTATGGTGCCGGATAGACTCAGCTACAGTGAAATGGCATTTGATACATTTAAGTATCCTAGCGAGTGGACTGAAAGTTTTGAAGCATACGATTCTGCTAGGCCCGCTATCTGTAATAAAATTATGCAGTACATGAATCATTACGATCAGTTTCTACCGCAACTGAGAAAACAAACAGAGGCACTGCATGAGCAATACTTCACAGCCAACGGACTGTACAACAATATCAAATAATATTGGGATTATGGCACAGGAGGTTAGTACCGTGCTACCCGACACTATCACCTTAACAGGGTCGGGTAGTAGCTATTATTACAGCACTGGTGTAACTAATACTGTTAACATTTCCAATGGCGGTTCAAGTATGGGATATACTATCGGTACTTCTATTCCATCGATGACTATTAGTTCTAATGGTAATGTTGGCATTGGTACTATCAGTGGAATGAGTGCATCTACATTTCAATGGAAAAACGAAGAGTTTGTAGATTGTTTACCAGACTTTGAAAGAGTAAAGGCAATGTGTGAACAATATCCAGGTTTAAAAATAGCGTATGACAAGTTTGTAACAACCTACAAGTTAGTGAAAGATGATTATGATAGTTCAAAAGATTAAAAACAAATTCTTTTCCTTTTTAGAAAAGCACGATCGCAAACGTATTATCATGGATCGGCAGTGCAACGAGCCATTGCTAACTCGCTATTATTTGTTTTTAAAAGAACGTAAGCATTTTCCATTCAATGTATTCTTACACAAGTTTCACAAAGGCGACCCTGGTGATGTACACGATCATCCGTGGCCATACTTTACACTAATACTCAAGGGCGGTTACTACGAATGGATCCTTAGTGGTAACTGTGAGCTTCGTAAGTGGCGCGGTCCTGGCCATTTTAGATTTTGTAGTGCTAATAGCTATCACCGAATTGAATTAAAAGAAGGTGTTACACCTTGGACCTTGTTCATGCCAGGTCCACAAACGAGAGAATGGGGATTCCTCGTTAAAGATAAATGGATACATAACGATGACTACTTACACAATAAACAACACAACGGGTAATGCTGGTACTGTCACATTTGCA